ATTCTCTGATCTGACTGGACCTGAAAAAGTTGTTGTTCCCATAATTTTCTCCTAGTTGTAGATATAGTTTTCTAGGGTATCTGCCAAGCCAGTCTATATCCATTATTAATCTTGGTAATTATAGTATACATAAAAAAAGGGGACTATGTAAGTCCCCTCATACACCTTTTAGGGAGTGGTGTTTTTATTATGCAGCTCCAGGAGAGCCAAAGATACCTCTTGGATCAGAGAAACCAAAAGAATATCTTTCCCTTGCTTTAAATCTTACATTTCCTGTATCGAAGTCACCTTCAATAGCAGTTTTGATTGGGCTTCTTACGAACATTTTTAATCCGTTAGGAGCGTCAGTCATAATAAAGAAAGCATCAGTATCAGTCAAGAAATGATTTATTCTATAACCTTGTGGGATCATTCCCATTGAAGCCATAGCGTTAATATCATTATCAGCTGTACCGACTCTTTGTGGAGACTTCATAATTCTCTCAGCAGTAAATTGTAATTCTTTTGGAATTATTAACTTTACGCCTTGTAATGAAATCTTTAAACCTCTTTCATCCACCATTGCAGCAATGTCAATTAATGACTGCTCTAATGATGTTTCAGATAAGTCAGCAGCTGTTGCTAATTCATTTGCCATTGTACCACCACTTAATAATGGGTGAGCGTCAGAACATAATTCTACGCCATCACCACCAGTAAATGATGAGTTGAATGCGTTGTTAAGAACATTTGCAGCTTTTACTTGCTTAGTATTTGACATACTTCTTGCTAAAGCTCTAGTGTATCTTGCAGCCAATCTGTCATACAAGTTATCTTCGATTGCTTCTTCAGTAATCGCAAAAGCCATAGCGATGGTCTCATGTGTATACCTTGCAGTAAAAGATTCATTTGCATCATCAAATTGAACAGCTCCACCCTCTGCTTTTACAGGAGCAGATCCAAAACCACTTAACATTACTTCTTCTTCAAAAGCTCTGTCAGATGCTTCAGTTTCAAAAATTTCTGCATGTTCATTTTCGTACCTGTTATATTCCAAACCGAACAGTGCGTTCAAGCCTGGTTCTAACTCTTTAACTAGTTGGGTTCTTGATATTGCCATGCTTTATACTCCTGTTGTTGAAACGGTACCTTGGACAATAGATCCATTAGGTGCGTTAAAATGATTGTTAATACGAACGATCAAAGGAATACCTGCTGCGGTAAAATCAGAATTTTCAGGATCGTCTTGAATTCCAACAATACGTAAAGGGAAAGAAGCAGTGTCAGCAGCTGTGCTTAAATCTGCAACAGCAGTAGAAATACCTGTAGTATTATTACCACTATTACCATTTGCTAACTGCACATTTGAAAAGACAGCTCCTCTTATTTCAGCTTCAGTGTCAAAACTTGACCCCCCTGCATCAGCTGCTATTACAAATAGCTGCATTGGATCGTCATAAATAAATGCCTTTACTGGATGATTTGAATCAGCCCCAGATCCAGGCCAGTTGTTTGAGAAAATTCTTTCTCCAGTGGTACTTGATACATATTCGCATCCATAGAATACACCTAAAATAGAGACTGTTCCACCTGCTGCTGCTTGAAGGTCATCAATAAACCCTGTACTTAGAGGTATCACAGGCATCCCTTGGTAAATTCTATTGGAGTTGTCACTAGCTATTCTGTATTCAGTAGTACCAGTAGTATTATAGCTTGAACCTAATCTTGATAAAGGTCTCAAACCAAATGATACGTTACTATTAGCCATATCTTTTTCCTTATATTAAATTAATAATTAACTCCCTTTACGAGAGCCTCCAAAACTTACCCTAGATTGCCTATCAATATTCACAGGCATCTCGGGACGTTGTTCCCTAAGAATATCGTTATCAACGGCTTTAACTTGATCAGAAGTAATGCTTTGAAAATACTTCTTGCGTTGTTCGATTATTTCTTCAGGTATCCTTGCCAACACAAGGCCACCAACCCCAATTAACCCCTGATATTGACCTTGTTGTATCACTGGATAATCATGATCTCCAAGCTGATTTTTAACTTCTTCAGCTCTAACGAACTCCCAGCCTTCTCTTAATTTTTTAGATACATTACCTGTATCCATATAACCAAGACTTTCGGTTCTTATCCAACGATGCTTAAAGCCCTGTGGTGCAGGGGGTGCATCCAGACTTGATGGTGGAGTCCAAGGTTTGTTTCGTACTTCTTTTGTTTCACTTGAACTGCGTGAGGTTCTTGCTTTACTATTCATATTTTTACTCCTTCACGAATTTAGCGTATTCTTCTAATGGCACCCCTAATTTTTTAGCTATTGCTACTTGTGATCGGGTGAGAGTCACTTTTCTGCGTCCTTCTTGTTTACGCCCCGCTGAGGCAACCGTCTGGACGGGTTTTTTTTCTGCCGAAAACTTCTGAGGAAAATACTCAGTGAGTTTTCTGTCTATCTCATTGTAATACTCATCGGACTCTGAGTCAAACCCCTGACTCACTAAATCTTCATGAATCCCATATGCAGCATTAGTCATGACTTTGTCTTTACCAAACCATTGATTTTTATCTGCCCAGCTTTTTGCTCTTTCACTAGGCTCTGGTCTTTTTGGTTGTGGCTGTTCAACAGGTTGTTTTACTTCCTGTTCCTTTTGTTTCTTTTGTTGTTCTTTTTGTGCTGTTTGTAACCTTGCTTTTTCTTTTTCTACTGCTAATTGTGTTAACTTATCATTAGCTTCCATAATTTTATCTGAGTCTTGCTCTTCAATAGCTTTCTTTAAAACATTTTTTACTTGCTCTCTTTGACTATCTACTCTTGCTTCATACTCTTTTAAGTAATTATCATCAGATGTTGTAAATTTTTGTTCAGCGTCTTGATATTTCTTTTGTAAACCTTTTGCATAATCTAAAGCAGCTTTTTCTCTTCTTTCTGCTTCTCGCATTTTTCTTGTAAGCCCATCTATTCTTTTTTGAACTTTATTGGACATCGACTGAAGGTCATCACCTTCTTCTTGAACTTCAGGTTCTGTTTTTTCTATCTCTGCTTTTGTATCTTTTTTGACAGGATCTGAATATCCTAAATCAACTTCTTCAAGAACAGGTTTCTCTTCTTCTTTTGTTGCATTTGATACTTCTAATGTTTCTTCTTTAACATCATCAATATCTAATTCTATTTGTTCGTTTGTATTAGCCATGTTATCTCCTTAAAATAATGCCAGAATGTCTTCTGGTTTTTTAATTGTTCCAATGATCTCATCATCATTTAAAATTCTATGCTCACCAAATTTAGTTTTAAATCTAGCTCCAGCATATCTACCATAAATAACAAATTGTCCTTCTTTACACCAAGGCCCATCTGGAAATTTTTCTTTGTCTTTATAACAAAGGTCACCCATTTTAACTACAAGTCCAACAACAGTTGTCATTTGTATGTTCTCTTGTGTTTTATCAGATAAATATACACCACCTTCTGTTTTGTTATTTCCAGAGTATGGTCTTACTAATAATCTGTATCCGACTGGGTTAGGTATTATTTTAAGATATTCTTCGGTTTGTTTTGCACCTTTTGGTACGAGTATTTTTTCTTCACTTTGTAAATAGCGTTTAGGTTTTATTAAAGTCATCTAAATCGTTCTCCTTTTTTAGCAGGTCATTAAGATCCCGTAGCAATGCTTCATAAGCACTGAGTTTTCCTTTAGCATACTGCAACTTTTCTATTGTGTCTATACTGTAACATATATCTTCTTTTACATCTTCCAACTTTTTTCTAATAATACGTCTAAATTGTTGTAGGGTTTCTATATCAAGCATATATTCTTAAATCACTTTTTGGACCAAGTTTCTTTCTATGACGTAACGCTTTTGTTTTGTATCTACGTTTAATTTTCTTGGTTTCAAGTTTTACAAAATGTTTTATTTTTTTTGCCATATCAATAAGTAACGAAAGCTAAGCAAGACATTATGATAATAACATAAACTACAAAAAAAGCTGTAACCATATTATCGTCTTCTTTCTTCATCATATTATTTTTAATTGAAAATCTTTTTCTTTCAATACTAACATAGCTTTTGTTTCGATCCAGACTTTTGCACCACAAGATAATGGTTTATCTGGACTATACACAACTTTACTATCTCCTTTTATTACCACTTCTTCGGCATAATAATTTTCTTTAGAAGTTTTAACAGTAATAACAGGATCATCTTTTTTGTTTTTTTTGTTAGAGCGTATAACATGTTGATTGATGTGAATGCGTTTTATCATTTTTTCATATTATCCCTAGCTATGCCTTTTGACTTTTCAAAGGATCTCATGGCTCCAAGTCCAAGTAACGACATAACTAACGTGACGAGCCCCTCCATTTCCAAACTTGGGGGCATTAAATCAGGATTAAACATAGTAGCAAACCAATTTAAAATCGGGCCTATGAAAAACTGCCATAGTAGCCCCAAGCAACAGACCCACATTATTGCGGGGCGGGCTCCGCTTACAAATATACTAGGATGTTTAGCCTGCTCCTTATTAATATCTAGTTGTCCTTTTGCTAATTCTTGTGCATGTTTTTCTGCCATCGTTGCAATCTGATGAGCTAATTTATTTTTTTGATCTTTGTCTTCTATGAATTTACCTAACAATTTAGTAGCAGGTCCTATTAATGCAGTAAGTGCCATTATACTTTCTCCCTTTTATAAATTAATTTTCTATCACCTTCTCTTACAACTTCAAAACCTATTTTTTTCAAAGACCAATCTATGGATTGTTTATTAAAAGTTTTATGATCATCTAAGATAAAAATACTTTCATCTTCCATATATCGCATAAAAAAAGTGATTTGTTGTCCAACAGCTAATGTAGTATGTGGCCCGTCTAAATGCACCACTGAATATTTATCATGCATTTCTATTTTGCCATCAATACTTAATGGATACCCACCTTTCATAGTTTCAAAATAGTAGGTATCAGGAAACTCAAAAAAAGCAAACTCTTTATATTTGACCAAATCATACAAAGTTTCTACTTTCATGTAGTCTGTATAATCTGCTGTTGATGATGGTGTGTCATCATAATGTTGATAGTCTAAATTACCATAAGGATCTATAGCTATGTGTCTATACGTTTCAACACCCTTAGCTATGACAGCATCCATTATTGTCTTAGAACCAAGCCCTCTTCGCAATCCTATTTCGCAAGTTAGGACTATATCGTTCAAGTTTAGTTTTTCTATTTCTTCTGTAATGAATTCGTATTCGAAAGAATCGCCAGCAATCATTTAACACCAATAAATTTTTTCCCTTTTACTTGTATATTACTTATACCTTTAATATCACTTTTTACACCATTTTCACGATGAGGGCAACCAATATTTGATAGTGCTCCTATTTTTAAACCTTCAGGTAATTTTCTGGATTTATCTATCTCTTGTGATAATGCTTTCGATACATCCTCAGCACTTACATAAGTTTGTGCAGTCGATGGTATATCAATTAAATTTTTTTTATCTTTTGCTTTTTTTTCTAAATATTTAAAAGAATAAGATTGGTATTTATCTCTGCTTACTGGATATTTTGTAAGATTTTTTTTGTTACCGTATATACTGGGAAATATACTTTTATCTGTGCTTAAAGTTCTTACTGTTTCATTTTTACTTGTTGTTTTACTCTTAGGATTTACTGCTCTATTAATTTCACTGTATTTTTTACTCTTAATTATCTTTTTCGCTGTATCAATAGCAACTTTATTATTTGTTTTTATACCCTGTGAGTCTGGACCTTTATTAGGTGGTGAACCAAAACGCTTACCCGCCACTTCTACCTCCTTTGATAATGTCATTTGCCACTTTTGTAGCTGCAATCTTTGTTTTATCATCAGCAACACGAATTCTTTCCTTAGCTTGTGCCTCCTGATCCTCTCTTTTCATTTTTTCAAGATCAAGTTTTTGATCAAATTCACCAACTTTTCTCATTTCTTCTTGCTGAAACTCCATATTACGTCTTTGCATGTCCATTGCACGTAAATCTAGTTCTCT